TTCGAGTCCGACCCTAGGCACCACATTATAATCCTCGTTCATTGAACGGGGATTTTTCTTTTATACTTTTCCATTAATAAAATCAACACTTTGCGGTACTTAATCGACACTTCTCTACTCTTTTAATCTTATCCAGTATTGCAAGTTTTTATGTATTTTTATATATTTTTATACACCAATTACGCCAAAATTACGCCAGACGGTTTAATTTGTGGCGGCTTATATTCTTAAAGGTGTGAAAAAATGGCAACGGTTAGAAAACGTGGCGAAAAATGGCGTGTAGAAATCTACCGAGACGGCATAAGAAAGTCTAAAACTTGCTCTACAAAGGCAGAGGCTGTTTTGTGGGGAGCAGAAGAAGAGAAGAAGATAGAGCTACAAGCTAAAGGATTGCAGCCTGAAACACTATTCTCTGATGTAATTAAGCGGTATTTAAATGAAATTACACCTACAAAACGAGGTGAAAAGCACGAATTCAATCGATTGACTAAGTTTTTACGCCATCCCATAACGGACAAGTATATTTCAGATGTAACAAGACAGGATTTGGAGCTTTGGATAAAGGAAAGACTTGAAACCGTAAAAGGCGAGAGTGTTCGCAGAGAGCTATCCACTATCGGGCATATATTCAAAGTTGCACTGGAGCGATGGGGGTATATTCAATCCTCCCCTATGATTGGACTGCAACAGCCAAAAGCAAGCAAGCCGAGAACTCAAAGATTTACTCAAGAAGATATTGATGAGATAGTCAATGTTAGCGGATATAACGAGAGCTTAAAAACGGCCAGGGCAAGAACTGGAGCTGCGTTATTGTTTGCTATTGAAACAGCAATGCGAGCTGGTGAAATATGCGGATTGACTTGGGATAATGTAAATTTAGAAAGAAAAACAGCTTACTTGCCAATGACGAAAAATGGCTCTTCTCGCACTGTTCCGCTATCTAAAAATGCAGTAAGAATACTCGAAAGGTTAAGAGATGAAATAGAACAGGGTGAGACTTGCTTTCAAGTGAAATCTAATATCCTTGACGCAACATTTAGAAAGTTGAAGAAATCAGCTAATCGAGATGAATTACATTTCCATGATTCTAGACGAGAGGCGTTGACTAGATTGGCTAAAAAAGTCGATGTGATGACTTTGGCGAAAATATCGGGGCATAAAGACATCAGAATTTTACAAAATGTCTATTACGCCCCGAATATGGAAGAAATAGCAGAATTGTTAGATTAAAAAAATAGCAGCTATGAAACCGCACAATGATTGCTCAAAGTGCGGTTAGTTTTAGTTAAGTCAAATTAGATTACGATTTGACCGTTTTCTTTCAGATAAGCATAAATTCGATCCAGGTTAATTTGTTCTGTCGTTTTGCCGATATCATCTTTAGTTAATGGCTTGCTCATTAGCTCTTTAGCTGCCATAGCATCAATCCATTTATACTCAGAGATGATAGGTGTAAAGTTAGTCACGGAGCCATCACTATCCTCACCAGTACCTAATACATACTTAGCATTAATTGAGCCGTCCTCTTGTTTTGAGTACATAGCAATAGCTGAGTACATTGGGTTTAAGATTTTGTTAAATGTTGTCATGTTTGATCCTTATTGATAAATTGTCCTTGTGTCAGATACTGCGTAAGCTGTAACGCAGATTTTTGGATTGCCGCCGCCAATATTAAAAACCTCTGACGGGTGGTTTCCTCTAGATGTTTTTGAATAATAGTATTCTTTTCGTTCGTTAGCATTGACAACAAAGCTAACGTCTGAATTAACGATAAACACAATGCGTTTAACTGGTGATGGGTTGATGTGAATTGTAGCGGTATAGAAAGTGACCTCATCATTTTTCGAACCTACTGTTCTCATATTGATATTTGCTACAAACACCTCGCACAAATTGCCACCCACCAACTGATTAACTTCAAGTGTGCCGCTAAATTTACCAGTTACACCCTCTAATCTAGCGCCCTTTATCGTACCACCGTTGATATTTGTACCGTTTATTGTTGTACCTGTAATCGTGCCACCTGAGATATTATTACCGTTGATATTGTTACCATGGATATTAGTCCCTGTAATATCACCAGCATTAATTCGCCCGATATTAGAGCTAATGGCAGATAAGCTAGTTACATTTAATTTATCCGCAGTAAGTGACCGTGTAGCAATGTGAGTTGCCCCAATGCTACCTGCTGCAACATGTTTAGCCGCTACTGCGCCTGTTGCAATCTCATTTGCAGTAATACTATTAGCCGCCATTTGTTGAGTGGTGATTGATTTGGTAACAATCGACCCTCCATGGATAGCAGTTACACCAGCATTTTGCCAAGGACTAGGTTGAGTTGTGTACTCTGTACACTCCTCGAGCATTGGTCGAGATACGTAGTAGGCCGCATGAGTTTTATCCCTTGAAAAATGATTAACCCTTATTAAAAGTAGTATTTTCCCAGTTGCAGGTGCTTTAAACTTAACAAAGGCCCGCCCTGCGTTTTGGCTTAGTCCGTCCTGAAACCACCCACTATGAGCCGATATAAAGTTAGATGGTTTTTTATCGATGTTTTCATCGCCTGCTGTCATTGATTGCGCTAAAAGTCCTTGATAGCTCAATCCATCCGCATCATAGCTTTCGATAACTAATTCGCCAGCACAGTTAAATCCCCCAACATAAACGCTTGCTATATACCACTTGTTGGCCACCACATTTACAAATTGTCTTGATACATCAAGCCAAGCGCCTTTATCTATAAGGGCATTAAACTGCTGCGATGTACCGTTAATTGCGATTAGCCTCCAAGCTTCGTTTTTCTCACCTTTTGGGAAATACTGGTTTTTATTATACGTACGCTCAAACGCTGACGGCACTGGACATCCCGCCCAATCTCCACCAGTCGCACCAAATCCAAACCATCCATAACCGTTATTGTCAAATATTGGGTTGTATAATAGGTTTCCGCCAAGCCCGATAGCCATTTTGTCAGCAGTAATCTGCCCTGCTGCCATGTGTTCAGCTCGCACAGCTCCAGCCTGTAACGCACCTGCTCCGATTGTATTAGCTCCAATCTGATTAGCTTGTAGAGTGCCGACTAATTGAGTTGTCTTAATCTGGACACCGTTTATATCAATTCCGTTTTCAAGGTATCTGCTACCGTTCCAGGTGTAAAGTTTACCGTCTGCGGTGTTATATACCTGTTTGTGTCCTTGATATTCGCCAGTGTTCAAACCGTTGACAGTTTTAATTAAGTCTAGGTTTCTAGCAGGTAAAGCTGTGTCAATGACCTCGTTAACGATATTTTGAGAGAGTTTTTTATTTAAAACCTCCAACTCTGCATCAATATCTACCGCACTTTCGCCGCGCAATCCGCTCTGCTGGCTAAATGGACCAACGTTCACGCCTCGAGTATGTCTTAGCCAGTAATATCTAACTTGTTTTGCTCCGACCTCGTGCGAGTACATTTTCGCAGTAACTCTTGTTAAGCGTGTAGCGGTTTTAATATCATCAGTTTCGCTAACAAAAATCTCGGTCGCTGTGGCATCATTAATCCAATCCCACTCGATTGTAATGTTGCCTAGTCCACCCGTTACTCTTACGCCTGTTGGTGCTGGAGGCTTATCAATGACAAAGGTTTGCGTTCTTTCGCTTAGGACTTGGCCTTTCTCATTTTTAACCAAGATTACAACGGTATATTCGCCATTTTCTAAACCGTCTAGATTTAGATTTGGTGAGGTTTGACCTAGTCTGATGTCGTATAACGCACCATCTTTGTAGATGCGAAAATCATACTTAATAACACCATTACCGCCTGTTACATCGCCAGCAAACGAAGCGCTACCATCGGAATTAACCGTTACACCGATATTACTTACCTGTGGCACAGCAAGGATTGATGTTGCTTTTGGTTCAAATTTCGCCCCATTATCAACAATCGCCTCTTTCTGTGGTTCGTGTTGCAAGGCTGTAATGGTATATTTACCTTTTGCCTCTTCCTTTACGGATAGTGCCTTAAATAATTGGCTTGTTACCTGTTGAGTACTTAACGACCATACACCGTAAGCCTCTAGTCCTGCTGGCTCTTGGTCTAAAGTAACTTCGGCGCCATTTACAGATACAATCTTAATATCTTGATGTTTGGCTTGAGCGTTGATATAGCTAAAATAACTATTGCCATTGACTAAGATTTCTCGGTCTAGGGTAACTTTTTTACCATTTACCGCTAAAACTCGACCGCCAACATTAGTACCTGCGTAATACGTATCAGCGACTTTGATAATATCGCCTGGCACATGCATTAATCCCTCTGCACCGACTACAAAGCTAACTGTTTTAGTCTCTAGTTTTTCAGTTTGCAATAACCATAAACCTGTGCGGTGTGCTTGTCCTCGAGAGGTGCAACCAAAAGCGGTTATCTTCTTAACGTTTAGTCCATTTCTGCGAATGGATTCATCGTCAGATACGTATTCAATCGCCTTTTCATAACCATTATCTTTGTCAGCATATTCAACTTGGATAGCATTGTGTCGTGCTTTTTTAGCCGAAAAAGTATAGTTAAACTCGCCTTTCTCTACGTTTGCGTTAGTGTAAGTCCAAACTGGATCTGACGGTCTATCCATTACAACAGTTAGCTGTTGTCCGTTCCAAATTGGCATAGCTCTAAAGATTGAGCAAATATCATTAATCACATCATATGCGGAACGTTGCTCGGTTAGCCATGCGTTACAAGTAAATCTTGGCTCTTGACCACCGAAACCATCAGGGACTAATTGGTCGCAATATTGAGAGACTTGATATAAAGTCCATTTATCAGCTCCAAACTCATCTAATCTATTGCCTAATCCGTAACGCTTGCTTGTGACAACGTCATATAAAATCCAGGCGGGATTATCGGTCCAGTCAGTTTTAAAAGTACCGTCCCACATTCCAGTATATTTTCTGGTGCGTGTGTCGTAATTGCTCGGCACTTTTACTCTTAAACCCAGTAAGTCATAGGTTCGAGCTGGAATGTTACTAAAATACTCAGAGTCAAACTTAACCCCGATTAAGGCTGTGTTTGGATAAGTAAACTCTGTATCAATAATCTCTGTGTAGCTTGACCAAACGGTATTATTTTGTAGTCTTTGAGACTTACTGTCCTCCGTTACTCGCTCAACCTTAACGGTAAACGGAACTGGAGGTAGATTGTCAAAAGTGTGTTGTTGTAGATATTGAGAGCTATATTTACCGCTAATTGATACAGGATAAGATTGAGAGCCGATAGTAACAACAAGCTCTACCGTTGTTCCGTTTGTGTCACCATTTTCAGCCTGGCTAAAGAGAGATTGAACGCCAATGGTTAAACGTAATCGAGATACCTTGCTATCCGTAACGGTTCGGGTAATCGGTAAATTCTTTCTAACCTGAGTTCCAACGCTGACCTCTTTTTCCGAGGTATTAAAACCAGCGATTACATCTTGAACTTGGCTACCAACTCGCCCCTCTAATTGGACGTTATTAAAGTTATAAGAGCCGTCTTTGTTTTGGACTGGCGTATTGTCAAAATAGACGGACTTCATTCCATCGGCTAGACCCTCAACTTCGCCCTCTGAAATAACCTCAACAATTTTTACGAGTTGCTTACTTCGGCTTGTTTCTTTAGCCTCAACAGGCGTATGACCGCCACCGCCACCTTTACCCATTGCTAACTCCTATTTCTAAATCTTGGTACCATCTTGCCTTTTTTATCTTCTGGAGGCTGTCGCTCAATATCCATCGTCTCAACACCTTGAGAGATAATCAGTGAGCCAACTCTAATCCGTCCATAAGCAAGCGGCATTGGACGACCTTGGGCTGCCATATTTGATAAATTAGAAAAGCTGGTTGATTGTTTTCTTTCGGCATCTTTACCAGTTGACATTGATGGCATCTTCGTTAGCATTTGAGCCACGCCACCAGCCATTAAACCGATACCGCCGGCGATTAATGCCGCACCGCCAGCCCAAGAAGTAAAAGCACCAACAACAACCATTACCGCACCGACTATCGTTTGAAATAACCCGGTCTTTTTCGAGCCTTTTAGAACTGGCGTAAAATGGACTGTCGAGTCGTCTTTTAAATGTTGGTTTAACCCTTGTTCGAGATAGCGATTATCTAAATACTCTCGCCCCACCCTTACGGTAAATAAGCCTTGCTGGATAAACTGTCTTAACTTTGGGATTTGACTTGTGAGAGCCTGAACGACTTCGGCGGGCGTTTTGCAATCTAGCCTAAATTCAGATCCAAACTGTTTAAGGCTACCGTAAAATCTAACATTGACCATTCCGCGTGTCTCCAAATGCTGTGTGTATGTTTAAGCCAGTAACCATCGTATAAATCTCGCTTAGATAATCGTTTAGGTGCATGGTGCAATACCATCTGCTCACCTACATAAATTGCAGCGTGATTCGGCACGTTTGCCCCGATACCAATTAAAATCACATCACCAACTTGAGGCTCTTTAACTTGCTCAAATCCGCACTTTTGCATATTATCTAGGTAAAGATTTAAACCATCTTCCCACCAATAATCAGGGCGTTCAAAATCAGGCAATTCGCAACCAGATAAGCGGTAAAAGTCCCTGAATAGCGTGTAGCAATCTGTTTCACCGTGATTAAACTCACGGCCGATTAAAAATGGAATTTTGGGGAAAATATGAATTTGCTCGTCACAAACCAACCAAAAATCTAATTGGCTGTAGAGTTGAGTTTGTAAGTCTGATTGAGAAAGTTTAGGCTCGCCTTGTGGGTGTGAGTGGATTAATGCCACAATCTCACCTTTCTCTGATGCGTTGATGTAATCTTCTGGCGTGATTTCAAAGTGATTTTCCTTATCTTCTGCTACGTTTTCGCAAGGTATAAAGACTTTTTCGCTACCCGTTAAAACAACAAAACCACAGCTTTCCTGTGGTTCTTTTGATTTTGAGTATTTAATTATCTCGTTGTGTAGTTTTCCGTCCATTTCCTACCCCAATTTATCAACGCTGACAAATCCACCGTAGTTGTGCGTATTATTTCTTAACTTACAACCAGTCAATAAACCGCTGCACTTATCCTTTTTAGGGTCGGTTGTCGGTTGGTCTTTTTCATCTGCAACCGCTCGACCTGTGTAACCGCACTCAACACCACGATACAGCCAATTACAAGTAGAGGTAATCATTCGTCCAATCAGTGCGTTATCTGTCTCAGACGGCAGGGCTAAAGTAAATTGAGCTACATCTCGATTGAGTGAGGATAATTGCTCAATCAAGAAATAACTTAATACTTCCTGTGACGGATCGGCTTGCTTGTTGCCATCTACGAAATTAACAGCGTCTAGATAGTGCATATAGACCAATCTACGTCTAACTACACCACCTAAACACTGCTCAAAACGATTGCAAAGTGCGGTAATCAATCCACCAACATTACCCAGAGTTAATGTCGGTCGGTTGCTTGGCCCACTGCCTGACATTTCAAAACCATCAGCTTTAACCGCAAATGGCTCATAAGTCTTGCCTTGCCATACGATAGATTGTGACTTTTCATTCTTGCCAGCATAAAAGCGATAAAGCTCGCCACTTATACCGTCAGCATCTTTTAAACCTCGCAAATCCACTTCAAACAGCTCAATTAATGCGTTTTGCTCTAGTTTGGCAAGGTCTAACTTGAATTGATTGCTAATTAGTTGCGGCATTATGGCACCTCAACAAAATCACAAGTAAACTCCGTGAAGTTTAAATCCATCTTGGCTGGCCATTTACTACAAACGGCCTTGATATTTTTTCCAGTAAACGGGTCTTTAAAAAGAAAAGGATGAATTCCTTTGTGTCTTTTAAAGAACTCATCCACTTCTAGGCGGTCTTTATTTTTAACCTTAACTGATACAGAATAAGAACGGAGTAAACTATTAATGCCTTGTAATCGACGTTGTGTATATCCATCGCCAAATTCAATAGAGTTTACTGTTGGCTCGTTATCAATCTGAAAATCAGGTCTAATGCACCATTTAAATGTTTCCATATTTACCCCTAAGCAAACACACCACCAGAACGCATATTGTTTGAAATAATACCGTTTGTTTCATTTCTTGCTATCTGACGGATTAACTCTACTGTGATTTCGGTTTCGCCATTTCGTTGTTTTTGCTCAACGTTGGCATTAACTGGCTCGCCATTATTGATTACTTTGACGGAAATGCTACCGCCTAACATTGGTCTATAACCAGTTGACGGAATAGAGCCTACTGCTCCACCTGTGGCATATCCACGACCGTAATTAAGGTGATTAAGAAAGCCGACGCCTAATCTCGATGTCGCCTCTTTAGTGATGACGTATTCGCCACGATGAACCACGCCAGCAGGTGTATATTTACCACCGTCACCAGTATAACCACCGCTAGCAAATCCAACATAGCCACCATCGGAATAACCAAAGGCACTTGCGGCCGACTTAATGGCGTTAAAAATCATCATCTTCACAATCATTGATGAAATATCTTTCAAAATTGATTGTGCTAGAGATCGGAAATCTGCTTTACCTGTTACAACAAAGTCAGTCAAAGCGTCTGACATTCCATTGAAAGCGTTTTGAGTTATTTGCGAGATATTACCAGCTACATCGCCAACACTTTCTTGGATTTGGTTTACACCGTCTTTAATGCCTGCAATCGGATCTGATTTGCGTTGATTTTCAGTTTCCTGAATAACCGCTCTACGCTCTTTCAACTTAGCGATTTCTTCATCAAGCTTAGCAATATTTTCTTGCGACATTCCGATTTTAAGTCTTGCCGCCTCAAGGTCTAATTGATGATTGTATTGGATTAATTCTTGCTCTTGTCTTGTTTTACCAAGCAATTCAAGTTCAAACTCCATTGCTCGCAGTTTTTCACCGTTATCATAGGTAAATTGTGCGATTGCCACGCCTTGTTGTGCAGCATCAATTTGAGCTGCCATATCTTTAAGCTTAGCTAATCCATCTGCACCGAAATGAGCATATTTCTCGCCATTTGCCGCAATATCTTGAGTGATTTTATTTAACTCGTGATACTGGCTAATCTGACCGAATACAGAAATATCTTGAGCATTTGCTCGAATTTCTGAAAGTCTGCGTTCCATCTCGCTAAGTTGGTCAGTGTACTGCTTGACATAATCAACTTTGGAACCGCCAGATTTTTTAGCTTTTTTGGCCGCTTTAATCTCAGCTTGAGAGCCTAATAAAGCAAAGTTACTATCAACCACCGCAGAAAAATCAGAAGAATCCTTTTCAAATCCGCTATTTAATGCGTTGTCTTCCGCTTGTAGTCTGCGTTTCTTGGTTGGGTCTTTTTCTCTGTTAATTGCAATTTGGCGATTGTTTCGCTCAATCAGCTTGGTCGCTTTATCACTTAAAGCATTTTGAACACTAAGCCCTAGAGCATTAAATTGACTAGCTACCAAAATAGCCATCGCACCCATTCGCTCAACTGCACTTGTAATAGATGCCGCACCGCTTTCAGCACTTGGGAAAATTCTGTTTAAGTCATCAAGAGAAAAGCCGATGTTGTCGATATTAACCTTAGACATATCCAAGGTCGGCAATAGACTTCTTAATTTATCGTGGAATTCAGCAACGGGAACTTGACCGATGATTGTTTTTAAATCATCTTCTGACTTGGTTAGTTTTTCGTTAGCTTTCGCCAATTCGGCTTTTTTAATCGCTAAATCTTGGCTTGCTTTGGCGAGAGCCTCTAAATATGCCGAATCTTCCGCTTTTCCGCTTTGCTGTGCGATTTGTTTGCCTTGTTCGACTATTCTGTTGAGCTTTTCATACTCTTCTTCTAATCGTTTAATTTCGTCCTTTTGTGCGGTGATTGCTTGCTCTAATTTAGCTCTCATTCCGTCAAGGACTGCGGCTGATGTATTGGCTAATTTGCCAGTCGTTACATCTAGAGAATCCGCAAAGGATAATAATTCTTGTCGAGCCGCTTCTGTTTTTTGTTGATAGTCTAGGAATACACCAACGCCAGCGGATAAGCCTAGAGTTAATAAACCAAGTGGGCCACCAACAAAACCCAATGCACCGCCTAAGCCTTTGCCAGTTGCAGTTAAAGTTTGCTGTGCAGCGGTGAGATTTCTTGTTGCAGCAGCCTGAGCTGACATAGCGGCAGAAGCTTGAATACTAGCAGTAATCCAAGTGCGGATTTTACCAACACTCCAAATCACACCTGCGCCTGCTGCAAGGCTTGCCACTACGGTCAAGTGATTGGCGATTTCGTTGATCGCCTTAGCAAATGCCTCGCTAGCTCCAGTGGATTTATCTAATTCACCAATCCATTTAACTGTTGAGGTGTTTAAATTTTCAAAGGCTGCCGAAATGGTCAGGATACGAGTGTCAAATTGAGAATCCACTGACTCTTTTGCTCGCTCTAACGCTGGAACGAGAACGTCCATTGTTAGTTTGCCCTCTTTCGCCATATTGCGAAGTTCGCCAGTGGTAACACCTAAACCCGTTGCAATCGCTTTAGCCAATGCTGGGGTCTGCTCCATCACGGAGTTAAATTCATCACCACGAAGAATCCCACTTCCTAACGCTTGCCCGAACTGTGTCAGCGCTGCATCTGCCGCACCTGCACTTGCACCTGATACCGCAACCGCTTTTGATACTGTTTCGGTTAAACTAGCAATCTGTGCTTGGCTAATTTTTAATGTTTCGGCATTTTGAGCGAATCGCTGATAAACCCCAGAAGTCGCATTAATACTTTGGTTAGTCTTTAACGCAATATCAAAAACGTTGTTTAAGCCTTTCGCACTGCTGATTGATGCACTTTCCACCAATCTAAGTTTATTTTGAATTTCTGTGTATCCATCGGCAAAACCTTTTAATTGATTTGCGCCAAACCCAGCTATACCAGCCTTGAAAAGGTTCGCAGATACACGATTGAGCGAGTTCATTGACCGCTCAATATTATTTAATTGTTTGGCAGTGGTATCGGTAAAGCGTTTGACTCTGCCTTGTGCGTTATTGATACCACTTTGGAATTTAACCTGATCTAACTCAAGCTGAATATTCAAGTGTCCTAATGAGCCTGCCATTTTTACTCCGTTATCTATTTGCTAAGTATTCAGCAGAACCGTCATCAAACTCTTCTTTCTTCTCTTTGTAAAAAGGCATAAAGTCTGAAAGCTCTGGCGGTTTGCCTTTCGGATCACGATTAACCATTGCCAAAACGTGCGAAATTTGAGCAGAACGATAATCATCACGCCATAAACCGAACGGTTGTTCTTCGTAGAACAATCTGTATTCTTGTAAATGGATTTCTGGCATCTGCTCAATTTCTTCTAGCGTTTTAC